ACTCACAATATATATACAGAAATATAAAAATATAAAATTTATTAAAAAAATATTTTCCCTTATAGGAAGTTATAAAAAATGGTGTAACGGTGTAACCGCCGCATAAACACTGGGTTTCTTGGTGTAACCGGAAGTGTAACTTTGGTGTAACTGGCATAAAAAGTGTAACTAAGGAGATTCGATGGATAATAGAACTGTAATTTATAACATGCATCGGGATATCTGGAACCTGACAGAAAAATATGGATATGAAAAACTGACGGATGAGCAGTGGAAGCGGTTTTGTGACGATGGGTTTACTCTGCAGGCGAAGTATCGGAAGGTGGGGCGGAGTATGGAGCTTCTATTCCGGGATGAATTCGGGGCCGTACAGAGTTATTATGAGCGGTTGAAGGAGGGGTGCCCTGATGGCCGATGAAAAAAAACAGAAGAAAAAAGATATACCTAAATACTGCATGGAATGCGGCGAGGAGATTTCTGCCGGAGAACCATTTGAGTATATCAGGACCAAAAGGAGAACAGAAATTTATATACACAGGAAATGTTTAAGGAGGAATATTCATGAATAAAAAAGAGGTTTCAGAAATCAAGAAGCAGTTCAGCTATGAAAGAGCAGCCATTACCCGGATTTGTGGGTGCTATGTAGATGGAGAGAAGAATATCAGAACCAAGATGAAGGAAGCGTTCTTCTCCCTTCCGGAAGAAGAGATATTTAAGTATTTCAAAATCTTCCAGAAGACTTTATCCGGCCGCCTGGAGAAAAATCTGGTTAACCTGGAGTTCCCGCGAAAACAAGAGGAAATTGGCGGTGCACAGGAGTTTCTTCTCAGACTCAGGGATTGTGGGCTTGCCGATAATGAATTGCTGGAAGAATTCTATCAGACCATTATTGAAAATTACTATTATCCGGAGGGCTATTACATAATCCTGGTCCATGGAGCCTACGACATCCCTGGCAAAGCCAAGGATAATATAGAAATGTTTGATGCATCAGACGATGTATATGAATATCTTCTGTGCAGCATCTGTCCGGTAAAACTTTCAAAACCTGGGCTTGCTTATAGAGCGGAAGATAACCGGATTGAGAACCGGATCCGCGACTGGGTGGTGGAAGAACCGATGCACGGTTTTCTGTTTCCGGCATTTAATGCCAGAGAGATGGACATCCATGGAATGTTATACAGTTCCCGGAAACCAGAGCAGCTGCAGCCGGATTTTGTCCAGAGCGTGTTTGGTTGTCAGCTGCAGTTATCCGCTGAAAGCCAGCGTGATGCATTTGCGGCGCTGATTGCGGATACATTAGGAGAATCTGCGGATTATGAAAGCGTAAAGGATATCTATGAAAATCTTTCGGAAATCATTGAAGAAGCCAAAGACTCCCCGGAGCCAATCATTCTCAACAAGCCGGATGTGAAGCAGCTGTTTGAAATAAGCGGTGTGTCAGAGAAGGCCTTGGAGGACTTTGACAACATATATGATGCTGCCATTGGCGATAATAACGGCCTGGCTGCAGATAATATTTCCTGCGGTCGGACTTTCAGTATTGAAACCCCGGAAGTGACAATCAAGGTAAATCCTCAATTCATGGATCTGGTAGAAACAAAGATAATTGATGGAAGAAACTGCCTTGTCATTACTGTAAATGACCATGTGGAAGTGAACGGGGTAAAAGCGCGGACAATTTCCGCAGAAGATTAAATGAGGATTTAAAGGAGGAGTAGGATGTCAGCAGAAGTATGTAGGAACTACGGAATACATAATCCGGATACATGTGATTATGCGGAAGAAGGAGATTCCCTTGATAGAATTACCTACTGGGATAATGAAAAGCAAGTAACAATAAATAATGTCACAATTGCTAATATCGATGAGTATGATGTGGAAATTGTAACAGAAGATTTTGATATAATTACTATCCCGGTTGATGACATAGAGGACTGGGATTAGTCAGCCAAACTGAAATTACAAAAAAGTTGTGTATCGGTAGGTAAGATTACGGAAGGAGATGGAAGTATGGCAAGGCCAAGGAAGGAAAGCGGTGAAAAATGTATGAGGAAAGACGTAAGTTTTGAACCGGAGCAGTACCAGAAGTTGATTGCTTACTGCCAGAAAGAGGAGCGGTCCATCTCCTGGGTAATCCGTAAAGCATTGGAGGTTTTCTTGTGTAGCGATACGTAACAATACACAAGTAAACTGAAATTTAACTGGCATCCCGAAAAACAATCTGTGCAATATGCTATAATGACCATAGCTATATGCATTAGAAAATAAGGAAGGAATAGAAAGTATGGAAAAAATAACAGTAAGGGAAGTCAGAATGGCACTGGATGGCTTTCCCGAGGATTTGGAGATTGAATTATCAGATGAAGCTTCTGCGGCCTACGAATATCTTATTGAGTACGCGAAAAGACTGCATAGCAGGGAAGGTGAGAGTACATGAAATATGCAGAAGGTGGGCAATGCCCTTTCTGCGGCAGCGCCGACAGCGTGGTAATTGATATCCGGTACCGGCCGAGCCTTAAGCGGGTGGTCCGGCGCCGCAGGTGTAAGGCCTGCGGGCAGCGCTGGAACACGGTGGAAATAAGGATTAAGGAGCATAGGAATGATTAAGGTGATTGTAATTATAGGCGGATGCATTATTGCTGCAGGATACATACTGTCCGCGGCTGCCTGCATTAAGATGCGACACGAGGACGAGCTGATGGATTAAAACATAAAAAGAGTCCTGCCACAGGGTTGCCTCCCTTGATGTGACAGAACTCATGTTCGATGTGATTTCATTGTAAACCTTTATGCGCATAAGGTCAAGAACATTTTCCAGTAACTGGGAATAATTGAACAAAAAATAGCGGTAGACCACCCGCCAAGATGCTTCTACCGCTGCGCTATTGCTTAAAGGTATTATAGCATTTTTGCGGCCTTTAAGCAACTTAAAGGAGGCAAAATCTATGAAGGAACAGCTTATCAATGATGTGTTATTAAGAATGCAGGAAGTAATCAACCGGGAACAGCTCCGCGTGCTGGAGCAGGTGCTTCTGGCTGTGATGTACAGCGTTGAGGTGGTCCGCATGGAGACAGCCCTGAGTACCGATCTGGATGATAACCAATACATGTTGGATACCATCAAGCTCAATATGCAAAAGAGAGACCTCAGCGAAAAGACCATAGAGCAGTACATGAGGGCGGCGCGGATGTTTTTGGATGTGGTGCATAAAAACCTGCGCAATGTGATTCCGACGGACATAGAGTATTATCTCAATGAGTTTTCCCGCGGCAGGCTCAAGGCCAATAGCCCGCAAAGCGTTAATAACGAGAGACAGTTCTTGTCATCCGTGTTCACCTGGCTGCGTCGGTGCAATTTTATCAGCCAGAATCCTGTGGAGAACATCCCGAAGAGGAAAGTGCCACGGAAACCGATAGACTTTTTACAGGGTGTTGAGGTGGAGGAGTTGCGCGCGGCCTGTGACCAGGACACCGCAAAAGGCAAGCGTGAGAGGGCAGTGTTAGAATTCCTGCTTTCAACAGGCGCCAGAGTGGGTGAGGTGCCGGACGTCAAGATAGCTGACATAGATTTTGTTTCTGGGACACTTATGATTTATGGGCACAAGGACAGGGAGTACCGCGAAGTATACCTGGATGATGCAGCCAAGGTACACATTAAGCGCTACCTGGATAGCCGGCAGGATGACAGCCCTTACCTGTTTGTCGGGCTTAAGGCTCCGCATCTGCCGATCCATGAGTGTGCATACCGTGACCTCATGCAGGGTATCAGGGAGCATGCGGAGATGCGGCGCCGGGTATATCCACACCTGATGCGCAAGACAATGGCATCCAGCCTGAGGCAGCATGGGGTAAGCCTGGATGATATCGCAGATATGCTGGGACATAGCACTACGACGGTTACCAAGGGGTATTATGCGGCGCAGACGCCGGGACAGCTGCGGCACGTACATAAGGCATACATTGCTTAATTCATAAGGAGGTAAAGATGCATAGAAACAGTGAAGGATATGCGGATACAACGGCGGGAGAAGCCATAGAACGGGTGGACAGGCCGCCACATGCAGTACGGCAGGTAATCTATATTCTGCGGCTCATTGCCAGTCTCGCGGGTATGGAGATTGTGGGACGGATTACGCTTAAGGACAAGGAGACGGGAAGGGAGTGGCGGTGATGATGATGGACAAAGGGATATTGCAGGATTACATTGATGTCTGCGAGTTAATCAAAGAGACGGAGCAGGATATCCAGCGGTTACAGTGTAAAAAGAAAACGGTCATACAAACCAACGTGAAAGGAAGCAATCCTGAATTTCCCTATCAGGAGCAGCACTTCAAGATTCAGGGGACAACATTCACTTACACAGAGGATACACAACTCAGGATGGAGGAAAAGCTTCTGGAAGAACGCAAATCTGCCGCGGAAGAAAAAAAGCGTCAGGTGGAAGAATGGATGCTGACCATACCGGCCAGGATGCAGCGGATCATCCGGTTTAAGTTCTTCCAGAAAAAAACATGGGAAGAAGTAGCCGTATTTATGAAAGGGAAGGCCACGGCGGATAGTGTAAGAAAAGAATTTGAAAATTTTATGAAAACAGCATAAGTTTTTCCGTTTTTTCCGCATTTTCCGTTTTAAAAGTGCTATAGTGTAGGCTGAAAGAAGTGAAATACTCCTTCTTACCCTCCCCATACATTTTTTTAAAGAAGCATCCTGTGTAATGCAGGGTGTTTCTTTTTGTCGGTATTTAATTAAAACTGCATAATCTTCCGCGGAATGTAAAAACTGTCAAAGTAACTGAAAACTGAAAGTTGACTTTACATGCGGAATGGAGGTATAATATTTGAAAAAGAATAGGGAGGACATTATGCAAGAGTTATTCGATAGATATGATAAGATTTTGTCAGGAGAACTAAAAAAGATAGATATTCCTGGAAATAGGGAGTTCAAAACCTATGCAATAACAAATTTTAGAGGCGGTATTGGTAAAACGACTTTATCTTTCAATCTCGCTTATGCAATGAGTAAAAAGTATATGACTTTATTTTTGGATATGTGTCCCCAACAAAATTTTACATCCCTGTTGTTGAATAGTACAAAGCCTTATGAAGGAAGCACTATTTATGACGCATTAATGGAAAAAATGATGGGTTCAGCATGGCAAATAGGAGATAAGAATTTATCCTTGAGACTTCAAGATTTCAATGAGGAATTTAGAAGTAACTGTAAAACATGTTATTTTATTCCCGGAAGCAGCCATCTGTTTTTGTTTCCCAGTCAATTTTATTCGCGATTGAATGAATATTTAGGAATGACATCTTCTGGAAATGGAGAGAGACCTGTTAGTGTTTTATTAAAAATGCTTAAAACCATAATTGTGGAGCAAATGGAAGAAACGAAGACTGAAAAAATATTAATAGATACGAGCCCTTTTTTTGCAGGAGGAACTCACTTAGCTTGGGCGGCATCTGATGCCTTAATTATTCCAGTAAGAGTTGATGAACAATCTATTTATTCATTGGAACTCACACTTGAAATGCTTCATAACCCAGCAAGCGATTTTAATATTTGGAGAGAGAGAGCGGGAATGTCAGAAAAACCTACTGTCCAAGCAATAATTATGACCCACTGTGGTTGGAATAGACAAGCGGATCATCAAATAGATAGTGCATCTCGTATGTATATTGAACGAGCAGTTGATATCGCACTAAAGTACAAAGATGTATTTACGACTGAAAATGTTGTTGACCATTTTGCATTGTTGTCAGATTTTCATAGTTCTGGAAGAATAAGCGGTTCTAAAGCGATACCTATTGATAATTTGATTGAGGGAAGACAGCATAGGATTGAAGGAAGAAAGGTGGAAGTTAACAGGAGTGTAAACAGATATAAAAAAGAACTGGAGTATGCATTTAATTTAATTAATTGTTAATATATGTGGAAGAGGTGGCGCATTGCCGCCTCTTTTCTTTTTCCAAAACAAACGAATGAGAGGTGGTGAGGTTGTCACGGAAACCTGATGAAAGAATCGATCAGGCGAAGAAAATGTTTCTGAACGGGATGAAACTGGTTGAGATTGCAAGTCAACTAGGACTGCCAGAGGGAACAGTTCGTCGCTGGAAGAGCACACATAATTGGGATAACGAACGTTCGGATAAAATAAGCGAACGTTCGCAAAGAAGAAAAGGTGGTCAGCCAGGTAACGTAAATGCTGTTGACGCAGGCGCTCCACCGAAGAATCATAATGCAGAAAAACACGGTCTCTTCCGAAAATGGCTACCGGAAGAGGCCTTTTCTATAATTCAGGAAATGCCGAAGGATCCTCTTGATGTCCTTTGGGACCAGATACAGATTGCGTATGCTGCCATCATCCGAGCACAGAAGATTATGTACGTCCGAGATATTACTGACAGTACAAAGACGGAGATAGGCCATAAAGATGGAGAGACATTTACTGAAGAGCGTTGGGAAGTGCAACAGGCGTGGGACAAACAAGGAAACTTTTTGAAGTCCCAGGCCAGAGCACAGGGAGAACTCCGAAGTCTTATCAAACAGTATGATGAGATGCTCCATCGGAACTGGGAACTGGCAACAGAAGAACAGCGGATGCGTATTGCGGTAATGAAATCCCAGATAGAATCTGATAAGGATATTCCTATCCACATTACTTTTACAAAGGCAAGTGAAAAGCATGGAGGAAGTTAAAAATGTAGAGTTTGCGCTGAATGACCATTTTTTTGAATTTGTGGACGACTGGAATTATAAGATATATTTCACGGTTGGCGGATACGGCAGTTCCAAAAGCTACCATATAGCGGTGAAACTGATTAAGAAACTGCTGGAAGAAAAACGAAAGGCCCTGGTAGTTAGAGAAGTGTTTGAGACTATCCGGGATTCCTGCTTTGACTTGTTGCAGGAAGTGGCTGCCGCAATGGAAGTAGATGATTTGCTTGTTTTTACTTCCAACCCGATGCAGGTTCGCTTTAAAAATGGCAGTAAGATAATCTTTAAAGGGATGGATAAGCCGGCTAAACTGAAATCATTGAACGGCGTATCAATCGTATGGATTGAGGAGTGCTCAGAGGTCAAATATGATGGCTTTAAAGAGATTCTGGGAAGGCTCCGGCATCCCGCTTTGAGTAATCACATTATTCTGTCTACGAACCCTGTGAGTAAGGGGAACTGGTGTTACAAATACTTCTTCCAAAACAAGAAAGAGCATATTTTTATCTTGGACGACGAGGAACTGTATAAGAAGCGAATCATCATAAAAGGCAATACCTATTATCATCACAGCACGGTTGATGATAATTTTTTTGTGCCTGAAGACTATGTTCATCAGTTGGATGAGCTTCAGTTACACGACCCCGATTTGTACCGTGTGGCCCGGAAGGGACGTTTTGGTGTCAACGGGCGCCTGGTGCTGCCACAGTTTGAGGTATGGCCGCAGAATAAGGTTTATAAGGCCATGAGGGCTGTCAGAAACCCGATAGAGAAGAATGGGATGGACTTCGGTTTTGTGGAATCCTACAATGCCGTTGTCAGGATGCTGATAGACCATGATGAAAAGATACTGTATCTGTATGATGAGTATTATTCCCGGGACAAAACAGATCCGGAGATAGCTGCCGATATTGAGAAGTGGAAAGATATTCTTATCAAGGCAGATTGTGCGGAGCCGAAGGCAATTAAATATTATAAGCAGCAAGGTTTCCGGATGAAGGCTTGCCATAAATTTAAGGGTTCCCGTGCCATGTATACCAAAAAGGTGAAGAGATTTAAAAAGATTATCTGCTCTGATGCATGTCAAAATATTATTGATGAGCTGCAGGACCTTACCTTTGCGGTGGATAAAGATGGCGAACTAATTGAGGATGAATTCAACATTGACCCGCATACCCTTTCCGCTATCTGGTACGGGTTGGATGATTATGAGGTATCAGACCTTAAGGGCGGCGGTATGAGAATTATGAAGTGAGGTGATTGTAAGTGGACATAGAAGTGATTAAAAAGCTGATAAGGAAGTATCAGGCCGGACACGCCGATTTTGTAATGAAGGCTGCGAAGGCGCAGAATTACTATAAGAATAAGACGGATATTTTAGTCGGGGGACCGGAGAAAAAGAAAAGTAAAGAGGAAACCCCGCTCCGGAATGCAGACAACCGCATACCATTTAATTTCCACGGTCTGCTGGTCAACCAGAAAGCATCCTATATGTTCGCAGCGCCGCCGCTGTTTGACCTGGGAAGCAAGGATGCGAACCAGAAACTGACATCCTTCCTGGGCGATAAATTCGCAAAGACCTGCAAGGACCTGTGTATTAATGCATCCAACTGTACGGTCGGATGGCTGCATGTTTGGAGGGACAGCTCCGGCGGGTGGAAGTATGCTGTTGTTCCATCCGAGCAGATAATCCCCATATGGTCAAAAAGCCTGGAAAAGGAGCTTCTGGGAGTGTTCCGGACTTATCAGGAGATTGACGATGATACAGGGGATGCATATACAATATATGAGTACTGGAATAGCTCAGAATGCCAGGCGTACCGCTTGAAAGGTGGCGCCGAACTGGACACTGGCCTTATCCCGTACAACCTGTTTGTGGATCCGACGCTTGCGGAGGAAGTAAACGGGTACAAGCATGGTGTCGGAGAGGTACCGTTCTTCCCTTTTTTCAATAACAATACAGATTCCAATGACCTGGAGAATATCAAGCCGCTGATTGATACCTATTGCAAGGTGTTCAGCGGCTTTGTTAATGACCTGGAGGACATCCAGGAGGTTATATTTGTGCTGACGAACTATGGCGGCGCCGATTTGGGACAGTTTCTCCGCGAACTGAAGGACTACAAGGCCATACAGATTGATTCCGAGGGCGGGGAGGATAAGTCAGGAGTGTCAACCCTGACCATAGAGCTGCCGGTGGAAGCCAGGAAGGAACTGCTGCTGACTACCCGGAAGTGCATTTTTGAACAAGGGCAAGGCATTGACCCGGACCCTCAGAACTTCGGGAACAGTTCCGGCGTTGCTCTGAACTTTCTTTATTCTCTATTGGAGCTTAAAGCTGGTCTGCAGGAGACGGAGTTTAAGTTGGGATTTGGCCGGTTCCTCCGATGTGTATGCCGGCTGCTTGCCCTTCCGATAAAGGATGACACAATTATCCAGATCTGGACCCGGACATCCGTAAAGAATGACCTGGAGCTGTCTCAGATTGCACAGCAGAGCAGAGCTGTGATATCCGATGAAACCATTGTGGAGCATCACCCCTGGGTAGAGGATTCTTCTAAAGAGATGGAGCGCCTAAAGAAGCAGGATGAAGAGAACATGGGGGATTTACCGGATATGTTTCCGAAGAAAAAGACTCAAGAAGAAGGCCAGGGTGATGAGTAATGGGCTATTGGGAGGACCGGCAGGAGCAGGCCTATCTGGCAGCTGAACAAAAGGCCGATGCATACTTTAAGGAGCTGAAGGCATCCTTCCGGCAGGCAAAGCGGGAAATAGAGTATGCCATCAACGATTTTTACACCCGGTATGCCGATGCCAATGGCGTTTCTTACCAACAGGCGCAGCTCTTGTTGTCTAAGGCGGAAATTGGAGACCTGAATGACTATATCAAGAAGGCATACGCTCATATAGGGGAATTCGACCTTGAAGTAGAGAATATGTCCATTAAGGCCAGAATCACCCGGTATCAGGCGCTGGAGACCCAGGTAAATGCGATACTGAATAACCTGTATGCCGTGGATTATGAGCAGATGGGAAGCAAGACGCTAAAAGATATCTACGAAGAAGGATATTTCAGGGAATGGTTCAACATCGACCAGTACAAGGGATTTCATAGTAATTTCGCTGGTATATCCCCAGAACTGGTGGACTCCTATGTTTCCTATCCATTCAACGGCGCCAATTTTTCCACTCGGCTGTGGAAACAGAAGGATTACCTGCAGGCACAGCTGATGGAGTCCATGACCACTATGATGGTGACCGGCGCCCATCCGCGGTCTCTGTCCAGGGACTTTGCCAAAAAGTTCAATGCCAGGGAATTTGACGCCTACAGGCTGCTGCACACAGAAGGCAGTTTTATGGCAAGCCAGGCCACGCATGATATGTACAAGCAGGATGAAGTGGAGAAGTATCAGGTGATTGCTACGCTCGACAGCAAAACGTGTGAAATCTGCAGGCCTCATGATACAGAAGTATATGATGTGGATAAGGCGGTGGTATCGGTAAATATGCCGCCGTTCCATTGCTTCTGCCGGTGCACCGATGTACCTTATTATGACGATGAGGATCTGTCAGACCAGACAAGAGTGGCAAGGGATGCCAACGGGAATGCAATTGAAGTTCCGGCTAATATGAGTTATAAAGAGTGGAAAGCTCGTTTTTTGGATTCCGAAAAAGAAAGCGTTCATAGAAAACGCACAAAACGGGAACTTCAATCTGCAGGAGAAAAATATCTTGAAACTGCAAAGAAGTATTCAACACGGGAGAGCAAGTGGAGCGGGAAAATTATTGTTGACGATGATAAATGCAGAGCAGAGAAAATAGCTGGGAGAAAACAGTGGAATTGTGATATACTGTTAAAAAGCACAGCAAGTGATAAAGTCATAGTGCATGAGCATTTACATGCGTGTTCAGGAAGTTATTTAACTCCCCTTACTATCATACCTTATTCCAGTATGGAAGAGGGATCGGTAGAACTGCTTGCCCGTGAAATCTGCAGGGCAGAGGGAATTCCTTTTATGGACACATTCAATGTACGTGTCGATGCATTAAGAGAAATAAACAGCATAGTTCAAATCCGGGAGAATGATTTGGATTTTGCAGTTTCCTTATTTGGCAAAGATATTCGGAGAAGATACCGGTGGTTAAAAGAGCAGGTAAAAAAACATGTTGTTGTGAACTCGGATGACGAGGAAATACTGGAAAAATTGCTGATGGAAGTAAGGGGAGTAAAGCAGTGAAAAAATTATCATCAAAAGATATTATCCGCCGTGTGGGTGAATTTACAGAGTGGGAAGATAAAAAAGCATTCTTGGCGTTTAGAGAAGAACTTTTAATGGCCTACGATTCTTTAACGGAAAAAGAACAGGAAGAAGTGGATGAATCAATGGTAATGGAACACATATCAATGGTATATTCCTGTTATGAGGAAGCGTAAGAGGCCGCAGGGAATGTGGAATTAATATGCTGCGCTGCCTTCTCTGAAGGAATCCCGGCGGAAAAGATGCGGTTAACTGGTGCTGTAGGAGGTTCACATGGATAATTTCAAAGTCATTTATAAAATACTGAAACTGCTGGAAGAAGCAATGGATCAGGATGAATTTGATATCAACCTTCTGTCTCCAGATTTGCTGGGAGTTACTGAAAACCGCAGGAATGCAATCTTAAAGATGCTTCAGGAAGAAGGTTATATAACGGGTGTCCTGTACAGGAATGGCCTGTCTGGGGTGAAGTTGAGTAAGCCGGCAATTACTTTGAAAGGGCTTCAGTACCTGGAGGAAAATTCCATGATGAAGAAGGTTTCTGGAATATTGAAAGGAATTAAAGAAACTATACCAGGGCTGTAATGCTTTGGCATTCTTGCGAGGTAAATTAAAGAGTATGGATAAGTTAGGTTTTCCCTATGAAAAAAGGGTTAATATTGAAGACATGCCAGAGGGTAAGACGGCCGAAGATTATCCGGACGATACTGTATTTGTATGGAAAAACCATGAGCCTATAGATAGCGACTCTGACTGGGAAGAATAAGTAACTAAATAAAGTGAAGCATAAAACACGCAGGATTATCCTGGGTGTTATTTTTTCGCCTTTTTGGTATCCCAGGCGATAAAGAGGGAGACATCACCGGTCACGACCGGGAAAACAAGTGAAGATGAATCGGAGGTAAAGGAAAATGAAAAAAGAAGATTTAGTGGCAAAGGGGTTATCAGAAGAACAGGCGCAGGCCGTAATGGATGCCTGGAATGAAACCATGAAGGGATTCGTGCCGAAGGAACGGTTTGATGAAGTAAATGGGAAGCTGAAAGAGGCGAATACCACAATTGATTCCCTGAAAAAAGGAAATGCGGATAATGAAGAGCTTCAGAAGCAGGTTAAGGAATATAAGGAGAAAGTTACCTCTTTGGAAGCCGCGGCGGCCAATACCAGGAAGGAATACGCCCTGAAGGCGAAACTCACTGCAGCCGGAGTCCTGGATGCCGATTATATTATTTATAAACAGGGAGGTCTTGAGAAGTTTGTTTTTGACAAGGATGGCAGCCCTGTCGGAATTGACGATACGCTCAAGCCTCTGAAAGAATCTTCTCCGCATCTGTTCAAAGCAGAGCAGCCCGGAGGGTACAAGCCCAATGGAGGCGGGAATCCTCCGGCAGCCAATCCCTGGAAGAAAGATAGTTTCAATCTGACGGAACAGGGACGTATCTATAAAGAAAATCCGACGCAGGCCAAAGAACTGGCGGCTGCGGCCGGAGTAACCATCTAAAGAAAGGAATAGGTGAATTGTATGCCCGGAACAACTTTACAGGACGTAATCGTACCTGAACTTTTTAATCCTTACGTGATTAACAGAACAATGGAACTTTCCGCACTCCTGCAGTGTGGAATTATCGTTAACAGCAGTGAATTTGACACGCTGGCATCCCAGGCGGCGCCTACGGTAAACATGCCATTTTTTGAGGACCTGACCGGTGAGTCCGAACAGGTGATTGAAGGCGCGGATCTGGAAGATAACAAAATTACATCCAATAAGGATGTGGCGGCAATCATCCGCCGTGCAAAAATGTGGAGCGCAACAGACCTTTCCGCTGCCCTTGCTGGTAGTGACCCTATGGGCGCTATCGGGACGCTGGTGGCGCAGTTCTGGTCGCGTGACATGCAGAAGGAGCTGATTGCAGTGTTGAATGGCATCTTCGGAACCATCCCTGCAACAACAGGGGAAGGCGCAACGCCTGCAGAAACCCGTCTGGCTTCCAACCTGCTGGACATTTCCGGGAAATCCGGAGCGGCGGCGAACTGGAGCGGCAGCGCTTTCATTGATGCCGAGCAGATGCTGGGGGATGCCAAGGCACAGCTGACCGGCGTATGTATGCACAGCGCCACAGAGGCTTACTTGAAGAAACAGAACCTGATTGAAACTGTGCAGCCTTCCAATGATGTGGCTTTTGGCCTGTACCAGGGTAAGCGAGTCATTATTGACGATGGCTGCCCGGTGGATAAGGGAGTGTATACCACCTATCTATTTGGCAACGGTGCCATCGCCCTTGGAAACGGCAGCCCGGTAGGCTTTGTACCCACTGAGACTGACCGTGCAAAGAGGAAGGGTTCTGGGGTGGATTACCTGATTAACCGTAAGACCATGATTCTGCATCCGCGCGGAATTGCATGGCAGAATGCCAAGGTAGAAAAGACGGAGGGGCCTTCCAGGGCGGAGCTGAGGGATCCGGTGAACTGGAAACCGGTTTACGAGCCAAAGCAGATCCGTATTGTAGCTTTTAAACATAAACTGGGTTAAGGAGGACTGGATGACAAAGGAAGAAATGCTCCTGAAAGTGAAAAGCAACTTAAAGCTTGATGATGATTCGCAGGATTTAGCAATATCTGATGTCGTCCAGGACGTCTGCAATTATTGTAACCTGCAGGATTATATTCCGGCGGAAGTGGAACCTCTCATCCGCCGGAAGGTAAAGGCCATCATAAATTATGAAGCGGCCAATGGTACGGGATTCATGCGGGAAATCCAGAGTATAAAAGAAGGGGATGGCAGCATCACCTACGTCCAGACCGAAGGGAATACTCGTGCCACAATATACGGCCTGGGGAATGATGATAAAGCGCAGTTGAAGCGGTTCAGGGGGCTGAGAGGATATGATAAACCCATATGCAGTGATGTATGACGCCAAAATGACGATCAGACGGTGGCAGGACGTGGAAAAGGATGGTTTCACTGCGCATGAATTGATAGAGATAAGCTCCGGTCGGCCCTGCCGGTACAGTTCTTCCGGACAGGCGGCAGTGGGAACACCGGCCCCTTCCATACAGAATAAGCATACCCTCTTCTGTGGTTTGGACGAGGATATCCGTGAAGGTGACGAGGTTATGGTTACGATGCGTACTGGGAAACAGGTCACGTTGAAGTTGGGAGAATGCCACCCTTATACCTACCAATGGCAGTGTGAAGTGGAAAGGGAAGATACCGTATGAGCAGCAGTAACTACAGGCGTAATAAGGCTATGTGTGAGCAGTTCAGGAAAGAGCTTACTGCCATGATGGATGATATTAGAGAGATTGATAAGAAAGTGTTGAATAAATCTGTTAATCAGGGAATTGCCTATGCAAAAAGGCTTACTCCCGTAGGAATACATCCGAATCCCGTATCCTTTACTGTTAAGCATGGTAAATATGCAGGAAAAGAAGTCAGTTTTAAAGTTAGAAAAAGCGCTGAGGCTTCTGCTTGTGCAATGGTTGGCGGATGGCTGAGGTTTAGCTGGCATAAATCACCAACAAAGAAAACATTATCTGGTGTTGAGGCAGAAGCAAATAATTCTGCTTACTATGCCTCCTATTGGAATGACGGCCATAGAATTGTCACGAAAAAAGGAGGCCCAATCAAAGGCTTTGTGAAAGGGACTCATGTTCTGGAAAAAATGAAATCTTATGTTGAGCGGCAGATGGTAAAAAACTTTGAAGCCGAAGTAAAGGCGGTGCAGGCAAAGCATGATAACTGAACTGTATAAGGAAATAGCGGCTGCGCTGAAGGCTGTGAAGGACTGTCCCGTGTACAAAGAGGACATCCCGCAGAACTTCAGGCAGCCGTCTTTTTTAGTAGAAATATATGACCAGAACCCTTCCCGGGGAATTAACGGCAGGATGAAGAATACAGTGAGCCTTGATGTATTGTATTTTCCGGAATCCCGCAAAGATGAAGAAACAGAATGCTGGGAAGTGGGGGAAGCGCTGAACCGGGAATTCCGGCCAGAACATTTCAAAATAAAAAACCGGAACATGAAAATAACGGACAAGGTGCTGCACTTCCAGTTTGATGTTGATTACCGGGAAGTGAAGTCGGAATCCTTACCGATGATGCAGGAGCTGGTCCAGAAAACAGAAATGGAGGAATGACATGTCAGGAACATGGGAAAGCCAGAACAAAATACTGCCTGGCGTATATCTGAATATAAAAACAAATGAACCATTGTCTATCACTCCGGGGGACCGGGGAACCGTGCTCCTGCTCCAGGAAATGAGCGGGGGAACCGATGGGGAAATCTACGAAGCATCAGCTTTGGAAGCAGACTGGCCGGAAGGTATTACAGAAGCGGATAAGCTGCTGACAAAGGAAGCGCTGAAGCTGGCAAAGACAGTACTAATTTATAAGCTTCCTGAGTCCCATACTGCAGCGCATGTGACAGCAGCACTGGAGGCGGCAAAGACCATATTTTTCAACGTACTCTGCTATCCTTATGATGGGGACAGTGAGACCGCGAATAAAGCTGCAATTGTAGCCTGGATTAAAGCCATGCGGGAGGATGAGGGGCGTGGCTGCCAGGCAGTTCTTGCTAATCAGGAAGCGGATTATGAAGGTATTATTAATGTGACCCAGGGCATTAAAATGGCAGGTGGATCTGAACTGACGGCAGCTCAGGTGACAGCCTGGGTGGCAGGAGCTACGGCGGGAGCAAGCATAACCACATCAAATACAGGTACAAAATATGTGGGTGCGATCGATGTGGCGCCACGTATGAGCAAGACTGGGATGGAAGCCGCAGTGAAGGCAGGACAGTTTATTTTTAAGGTAGATACATCCCAGAATGTGACTGCTGTATATGATATCAATTCCCTTACATCTACCACAGTAGAAAAAGGGAAGATGTTTACCAAGAACCGCATCCTCCGGACCCTGGACAATATTAGGAACGACATAACCACGATCTATGAGTCTTCCTATATTGGAAAAATAAATAACGATGCGAATGGACGGAACCTGCTGAAAGCTTCCCTTGCGGAGTATTTTGCAGAACTGCAGAATATGGCTGCCGTACAGAACTTTGACCCTGCGGATATCACGGTTGAGGCAGGAGTGGATTCTGACGCGGTGGTGGTTACTGCAACCATCCAGCCGGTAGACAGTGTTGAGAAAATATACATCACTGTAAATCTGTCATAAGGAGGTGGACAGGAATGGCATATACAAGAATTACAGACCTGATAACCAGTACGGAGGGAAGCGCTTTTATCACCGTAAACGGGAAGAACCGGTATTTCTTTGAGTTGTCAAAGATAGATGCCAGCATTGAGTTTAAGGTTGTTGCCAAACGGCTCCTGGGGCACCGCATGACCCAGCATAAGGTAGTGGGGGCCGAAGGGAAAGGTAATCTGACTCTTTACAATGTGAGCGGCGATACGCTGCAGATTTTTATGGAGTACAAAAAGAGCGGCACTTATCTGCCGATTACCATCCAGACAACCAATGAGGATCCGCAGTCAACGATAGGCCGCCAGACAGTGGTTATGCGGAATTGTATCCTGGCAAAGATTCCGGTTGCATCCCTGGATGATTCCAGTGAGGACCTGAGTACCATTGATACTGATTTTACATTTGACGATGTTGATAATCTGGAACAATTTCAGGTTCCCGAAAATTTCAGATAATTTTTAATAATTTCCGTAGGTAGGACGGAAATATTTAAATTGCCTCTTGACTTTTGCCAGTACAAAACATATAATTATGTCATGGCGAAAGTGAGGTGATAAAATGTCGCCTAGAACAGGAAGACCGATAGAAGGTCAAGCCCGAAAGGATATAAAACTTCAAATAAGGGTAGATAAACCGACATTGGATAGTATAGATGAATTAGCGGACAAGTTGGAAACTACCAGAACCGGGGTTGTAATGAAGGGAATTGAGCTTTTACGGAATTCAATAAAAAAATAAGAGTAATCGCTACCCTACCAAGATAATCGATTACTCTCAACCAGAGGAAATCCTCTAAAAATATTATAGCATTTAGAGGACTTCCTTGCAATCAGATTTTGAGAAAGCGAGGATTATGAATGAACGAATTAATGATGTTTGAAGGTCACGAAGTTGAAGTATTTGAATTAAACGGACAGGCGCTGTTCAATCCCTACCATGTGGGAAATTGCCTGGAATTGGGAGAGAGTGCCGTAAGGATGGCAATCGCAAAGATGAACGGAAAACAGGCGGTTAAGGTTAAAAATTCGGATGTCAAAGATATTGACTTCCGAAAACTGAACAACGCCGGCGAAAATTTCCTTACGGAGAGCGGTGTCTACAAGTTAGTATTTAAGAGCCATAAACCGAATGCCGAAGCATTTACAGACTGGATTGCGGATGAAGTTCTCCCCACCCTCCGCAAGACCGGTTCTTACGAAATGCCAAAAACAAAGGCTCATTCCGAACATCTTGCCAGCGTAAATAACGCCGTCAAGATACTTACTCCACTTCTTAAAGAGGCCGGATGCACGCCGCAGATTCAGCTTCTCACAGCAAAATCACTGTATGAGAAAGCCGGTGTTTCTCTTCCTATAGAAATTCAGTCAGACAAGCACTATGTTGATACAGTACATATTGCCCGTCATGTAGGGCTGTATTACCAGAGTTCTGGCAAGCCAGCGGACAAAGCCGTGAATGAGATTATCCGCCGACTCAATCTGCCGGAAACTATGTACACTGAGACATGGGAAAGTAAAGGGAACTGGCAGGGAGCGGTAAGGAAATATGACGAGGCTGTAATCGGCATGGTTCGCCAGTGGTATTGTGACAATGGCTATCCGCGCAATATAGAATATATCCAGTGTGATGGACAGAAGAAATGCTATCACGTGGTATGGCATGATGCGGAGGTGGCGTAAATGAAAGAGGGAAATATTATAAGCAAGATAGACGCTATGAGAGATAAGGTTAATAAAAGATATTCTATGAAATCCAGTGAGGCTTTTGAAATTCATAAAAATGCAGGTGGTCCTATCGAAGCTATCGCGTATGGGTTTATTTACGGATATATACAAGGAGTGAAGGCTACAAAAGCCGAAATTCGAAAGCAGCAAGAAGAATAAAGATAATGAGAACGTCCTTTGGGGCGTTCTTTTTATACTCAAAAAGAAAGGATGGAATAACATATGGCATCATTAAAAGCATTTTTAAATCCGGTTATGCCGGAAGAAAAAGAGGTAATTGTGTCAGAGCGTTTCCAGGAAGATGGAAAGCCGGTGCCTTTCCGGATTCGCGCCCTGACTCAGAAAGAGAATGAGCAGCTGGTAAAGAAACACACCAGAGTGGATAAAAAGACAGGGAATGAGGTTTTTAACCGAACAGGTTACAGCCAGGACATGGTTGCCACAGCCGTTGTGTTCCCGGATTTGAGCGATGCCCAACTTCAAAAAGCATATAATGTGGCCGGTGAGGCAGAACTGATGAAAAACATGCTGCTGATTGGTGAGTTTGCGACACTATCCTTAGCTGTTCAGGAACTGAGCGGGCTGGACAGAGATATCAACGATGATATCGAAGATGTAAAAAACGGATAAAGCAGGGTGAATCCGATTTTGTGTTAGCGCATTTTGCCCTGCAGAAGCTACATATTTTACCGTCAGTACTTGAGGAATTGCCCGAAAGGGAACGTGCTTTTATTTATGCAAGCATCAAGCAGCGGGTAGAGGACGAAAAAAGAGAAGCGGATAAGTTAAAGGGATAGGGGGTATCTGCATGCCAACATTAAGCGCTATGTTTAAAATACTGGACGGCGGATACAATTCCGCTCTCAACAAAATGAATTCTGGAATGGATAAAGCCATCCGCAGTACATTAGGGGCATCACAGGGAGTAGATAAAGTCAACACAAGCCTGGAAAAGACAGGAGCCGCAGGGAATCGTGGTGCCTCAGGCCTGGTGAAAGTGGAAAATATGATGGAATCTACCCAAAAGAAAGCTTCTGCCATGAATTCTACCCTTAAGGGGCTGGTTGGAACACTGTTAAGCATAGGGGCCGCAAAGAAGGCAATGGATATGACGGATGTGTATACCAACACCAATGCCAGGCTAAATATGATAAATGACGGCACCCAGAATCAGGAAAAACTCCAGCAGAAGATATTTGACGCTGCAGACCGATCCCGCGGTAAATATGCGGATATGGCAAGCGCTGTAGCCAAAATGAATCTTCTTGCCGGAGATAACTTTACGAGTAATGATGAAGCGATACAATTCACTGAATTACTACAAAAGTCATTAAAAGTATCCGGTGCAGATACCTCCGAACAGCAATCGGCTTTTCTGCAGTTATCACAATCAATGGCAGCCGGAAAACTACAGGGAGATGAATTCCGTTCTATTATGGAAAATGCACCTATGGTAGCAGAGGCAATTTCTAAATATATGGGAGTATCAAAAGGGGAATTAAAAGAATTATCGTCAAAAGGTGTTATTACGGCGGACGTTATAAAAAATGCTTTGTTTGAGGCGGCTGGGGATATCAACGATAAATTTAACAGTATGCCCATGACCTTTGCCGATATATGGACCCAGATGGGAAATCAGGCAATGGAATCTTTTGGCGGAGTGTTCATGCAACTGAACGGGCTGATAAACTCATCCGGAGCGCAGGAACTGTTGGCCGCATTCAGCGCGGGGATTGATGCGGTGGCAGATGGAGCCAGCTGGTTGATAAGTACGATTGCTTCCGGGGATCCAATAGTTAAGACGTTTTTTGCTGTTGCTATTATTATGGCGGGGCTATGGGCGGCAAAAATGTTGATTGCGGCGGGGGCTTCCTTGGCTGCGGTATGGCCGTTACTCTTGATTGTTGGGGTGATTGCCGCAGTCATATTAGGGCTGACTTCAATGGGAGTTACATTTAGCCAGATTTTCGGGCTGGTAGGTGGGAGGCTCGGCGAACTCTATGCAGTAGGTTACAATGTTGTTTCTTCATTATGGAATATTTTTGTCTCTTTTGCAGAGTTTATTGCCAATGTATTTACAAATCCCCTGGCTGCCGTGGTGAATTTATTTGTCAATATGGCTACCAGTGTACTCGGCGTGATTGAAAGTATCGCGCAGGCAATTGATACTGTTTTTGGTTCAAATTTAGCAGGCGCGGTGAACGGATTTTCCAGTAGACTGCAGGCCTGGGGTGATTCTTTTAAGGATTCCAATTATGTGTCCCTGGATGATATGCGTATGGATACGAAGAATATCATGGAAACAAGCGACGCCTGGAAGGCAAAAGGTTCCGACATGGGGGCTTTTTTGGATAACTGGGATTTTCAGGGGAAAACGGCAGGCGCCGATATAGATTCTGGAATTGGTATAGAGGCGGTACCCTATGGTTCCCTGAGCAATCCCGCCACAGTTAAGGGAAAAGGGAAGAATGGCGCTGTCGATGTGGATATGTCAGACGAGGATATTCAGTATCTGCGTGATATTGCGCAGAGGGATTATGTTGCAAAGATATCTACAAACACTCTGGCACCTAATATAAAAATAGAATTTAGTGGCCCCATTACCAAAGAAGCAGATACGGAAGTAATTGCAGGAACAGTGGAACAGGTAATGAGGGATGAGATAGCAAACAGTGCAGAAGGGAAGTATTGATGGGATATGCAGTTTATTTTGAGTCCTCCACCGGTACCTTCCGTGTGCCGGTGAATCCAGAGGAAATCAACCAGAGCAGGAAGCAGAATAATGAAAAGTACCATATCCTGAAAGGCGGGCAGGTGGTAGTTCCTACCTACGTGGAGTTAGAAGAATATTCTTTTGAAACGGAATTTCCGCATGCCCCGACGCATTATTCGGAATCTGATTTTACAGCTTCTCTGCTCTTCATGCTAAAGCAATGGCAGGACAGCCGCCTGCCGGTAAGGTTTATTGCAGTTGGAGAGAACAGCGATATTAACAAGCAAGTTTTGATAGAGGATATACAGGCCGCCGAGAAAGCAGGGGAGGAAGGGGACCAGTATGTGTCCTTAAAACTTTTGGAATATGTTCCGCCGGCAAAAAGATTTATCGCCGTTCCGCAGCCGGCGGGGCTGGTAAAACAGGAGGATGCCGGTAACCTGCAAAACCCTGAGACGGTTGGCGGAAAGGAATATACCATTCAGAAGGGGAATACTCTTTGGGGGCTTGCAAAAAAGTATTATGGGGATGGCAGCCAGTACACGAAAATTTATGAAGCAAATAAGGATAAGATAAAGAATCCGAATCTTATATATCCTGATCAGGTAATCACAATACCAGAATAGGAGGGCAGCGTGGAGTTATTGGTAGAATCCGATGGAATTATATATGATATGACCGAATGCTGCACAAAGTTATCCCTGTCAGAACCGTTGAACGATGGCGCCGGCAGCTTGGATTTTACATACCTGTATGACGGGGCTGAAATTATCCAGAATGGCTCCTATGTCCGGCTGTGTAATACCAGCGAAACAGATGGTATATTCTTCGGCCGTGTTTTTAAAACCGGGATGAGCCAGGACAAGGAAGTAAAGGTAAAGGCCTATGACCAGCTGCGGTACTGTAAAGCCAAGGATACTATAACCGTAGAAAATGAAACACTGACAGATTTGGTCAAGCGAATGTGTAACTTTTTCCAGCTGCAGGCTGGCAGCCTCATGCCGATTGGGTATGTTCTTAAGGCAAAACCACAGTGTGATAAGACCTGGCTGGATATTATTTATGGAGCAATAGGGGATACATTGATTGGGACAGGGCACATGTATTGCCTGCGGGATGAATATGGCGCTGTATGCCTTCGGGATATTGCAGACCTACAGCTGCCACTTATTATCGGTGACAACAGCCTGTGTTATGAATATGACTGGGAGAAATCCATAGATGATGAATTCTACAATCAGGTAAAGTTGGTTTCCGGAAATAAGAAAACCGGCCATGCGGATGTATATATCACGAAGGACAGCGGCTCCATTGAAAAGTACGGTATGCTCCAGTACTATGAAAAGCTAGAAAATGATTCTGATCCGGCAAAGGCAAAAGCCAAAGCAGATGCTCTCCTGAAGCTCTATAACCATGAAAAAGAAACGCTTACCTTTAAGTGTATAGGAGACCTGTCTGTAAGGGCAGGAAACAGCATTTACGGGAGCATAGAGGACATACGGCTGAACCGGCGGCTTATTGTGCAGAAGGTAACCCACGATTTTCTGCCGGTGCATACCATGACATTGGAGGTGATGGCCGGATGATAAAGGAAATTAAACAGATAGTAGAAAATTACATCAATAACCGGAATATGGCATCCCTGGTCATCGGGACCTATGACGGAAAATATATCGTAACGGATAAGCAAAAAATGAAGATTCCCATGTCCTGTGTGGCGGGGAACCTTCTATCCTCCTTACAGAAAAATGACCGGGTATATCTTTTCCAGAACGATGGCGGGATTGACTATTACCTTCTGGAGATTATTGGGTTGCCGTCGGTATTGGAGGAAAGAAAAACATGAGAAGTTATCTTTTGACTACAGAAACGGTACTCCAGGAGCCGGCATATGCAACCCTCACCCACCGCATGACGGAAGAACGGGTGACAGGGAAGGTTGATGGTATTAAGGCTCTTGAACAGGCTATTTATAAAATCCTCAATACGGAAAGATATGAGTATCCAATTTACAGTTTTGCTTATGGCGTGGAGCTAAATAAACTGATTGGAAAAGAGCAGCCATATGTCCGGTCGGAATTAAAAAGGATAATCAGGGAAGCGCTCCTGCAGGATGATCGGATCCTCCAGGTTGATGGATTCCAGTTTGAGTTTGAAGGGGATATATGCAGATGCAGTTTTAATGTGTCAAATATTTATGGACCTCTGAAAATTAAGGTGGAGGTGGGAATTTAGTGTATGAAGATATGACTTATGAAAACCTGCTGAATGCAATGCTGAGGCGGGTTCCTGATGATATAGACAAGCGTGAAGGCAGTATTGTTTATGATGCGCTTGGGCCGGTAGCTTATACCCAGGCAGAGCTGTACTTCCTCATGATGAATTTTCTGGATTTAGTATTGCCGGATAAGTCTGTGGGAGAATTTCAGGACAGGTTCCTGGTTGCCTTTAACGTTTTCCGCAAACCCGCGACTAAGGCTATTCGTAAAGTAGAGACCACTGGGCCGATAGAACTTGAATCACGCTGGGAACTGGAGGGCACCACATACAAAATCATAGAACGTGTATCTGAAACTGAATATAAGGCTGAATGTGAACAGGAGGGAACCATCGGAAATATGTATTTCGGGAAGATGGCTCCCATTTCTTATATTGTCGGAACCGATGTGGTCTTGTCAGATATTCTTCTGGAAGGGACGAAAGAAGAATCAGACAAAGCGCTACGGGAGCGTTTCCTAATTAAAGTACGCAAGCCGTCCACCAGCGGAAACAAATATGCTTATTATAACTGGGCTATGGCCTGCAAGGGTGTTGGAGCGGCCAAGATTTTCCCACTTGCATATGGCCCCGGGACAGTCAAAGTGGTAGTTGCCAGTGAAAATAAGACAGCAGCCACGCCGGCCCTCTTGAAGGATGTCTGGGAGTACATTGAGGAGATGCGGCCCATCGACGTTATAGTTACAGTAGCATCGGCGGAGGAGTTGCCAGTAAATGTCATGGGAAGGGTTAAGCTTAAGAACGGGCTTAATCTGGGAGAGGCACAGGCGGCTTTCCGAACGGCATTCGATGCCTTTTTAAAGAATAATGCTTTTGACATTTCCTATGTTGGTTATGCCCGCGTGGGGAATATCCTCCTGGAGACCGCCGGGGTAGAGGATTATGCTGGCCTTACTATAAATGGCTATGACCATAACATAGAGTTGACTGATGAGCAGATAGCCGTTATCGGGACCGTGACGCTGGAGGTGATGGGATAATGATGGAGCTTTCCATATTTCATGACAAGCTGAATAAGGTGGAAGGAAATGCCTATGTCATTGAAGAAGAAATCCATATGCCCGCCAGTGGTATCTATGACGATGAACTGCAGCACGATAATATTGTGGATAGCACATTATCAGTGTATACCGGTCCAACCTTGACCGGAGAGCAGATACAATCCTATGCCCTGTCCACTCCCAGTCTCATGCCTTGGAAGCGGATAATCAGGATCCAGACGGACGTCCCGGTGGTCTACATCACCTATGAAACAGTGGGAGACACCGTGGAGGCCGACGACATCAACCGTGTGCAGGATGCTGTTGTGAAAACGCAGGGAGGAGTCAATGCGGAGGAGGCCAGGGCTACATCAGCTGAAGCAGAACTGGCCAGAAACCTGCAGGCGGAATCTGACAGGGCTATTGCAGAGGAACAACGTTTGAACGGAAGGATAGATGCTGAGACAAGCCGGGCACAGGCAGCTGAGGGTACATTGTCTCAGCAGTTAGATGTAGAGAAAGCAAGAGCTGAGTCCGCTGAGGGAAAAAATGCTGATGCCATCGCTGCAGAAGTTCTAAGGGCCGCCGGTGCAGAAAAAGAACTGTCAGATAATCTGGCGGGGGAGATAACGCGGGCTACCGGGGCAGAGCAGCAGGTAGCTGATGACTTGCAGGCCTTCATTGACGACATTATAACAGAGGCAGAGATCGATGCTTTGGATGGCATTGAACCGGAGCCTCCGGAGAATCAATATAGGCCGATGACCGTCGAAGAGATAGACAAAATTATCAACGAATAAGGATGGAGGAATAAGTATGGCATATTTAGATGACGGAGGCGTCGCGCGCCTATGGGCAAAAGTTAAAGAATTGCTGAATGGGAAGGTATCGACGGGGAGAAAAATTAATGGTAAAGCATTGACAGCAGATATTACCCTTTCTGCAGGGGATGTATCTGCTATTCCGGCGTCCCAGAAAGGGGCTGCAGGCGGTGTGGCGGAACTGGACAGCGGAGGTAAGGTACCGGCCGCACAGCTGCCCTCTTATGTGGATGATGTCCTTGAAGGATATTTAAGTGATGGGAAATTTTATAAAGAATCGGCCCACACTACTGAGCTTGCTGCAGAGAGCGGAAAGATTTACATAGATATCGCTTCCGGGAAAACTTACAGATGGTCGGGATCTGCTTATGCTGTGGTATCGGAAACACTTGCACTCGGAGAGACAGCCAGCACTGCATACCGCGGAGACCGCGGGAAGATTGCGTATAACCACAGCCAGGCTGCCCATGCACCGGCAAACGCAGAGCAAAATGTGCAGAGTGATTGGGGAGTTACGGATACAGCCTCTGATGCTTACATTAAAAACAAACCTACATCAATGCCGGCCAACGGTGGTAACGCTGCAACAGTTGGCGGCCATACTGTGGCGGTTGATGTCCCAGCTGGTGCCAAGTTTACGGATACAACCTACTCGGCTTTTAAAGCAGCAACGGCATCAGCTGCCGGAGGAACAGGACTAGTGCCGGCACCGGCTGCCGGTGCACAGTCAAAATACCTGCGTGCAGATGGTACCTGGGCATCGCCTGCAAATACTACTTATGGAGTAGCTACGCAGAGCGCGAACGGATTAATGAGTGCCGCCGATAAGGTAAAGCTGGATGCTCTGGTGCCTATGACGAACGATGAGATAGATGCCATATTAGACTCCTGAGGAGGTGAGGCAAATTGTCATATTTAGAACAAAATGGGCTGAAATATCTATATGAGAAAATTATGGCTCGCCTTAATGGAAAAGTAGATAAAGTAACCGGCAAGGGGTTATCCACCAATGATTTTACGGCAGCTCTTTTAAATAAGCTTAACGGCATTGCTACCGGTGCCGAGGTCAATGTGCAGGCGGATTGGAGCAGTACCGATTCCGCTTCCGATGCTTTTATCAAGAATAAGCCGTCCTCTTTCCCGCCTTCCTCCCATACCCACACAAAGGCTCAGATTTCCGACATGCCCACAAAGCTGTCCCAGTTCACCAACGATTCCGGCTATCTCAAAGCCACGGACATCGATACCAGCCAGAACCACACACATGCCAATAAAGGCATTCTGGATACGCTTACCCAGGCTATGCTCGACAAATGGAACACCGTCTCCAATAAAGTGGACAAGGTCAGCGGCAAAGGCCTGTCAACCAACGATTTTACGGCCGCTCTTCTCAGCAAGCTCAACGGCATCGCCGAAGGGGCAAACAAATATACCCACCCCGCGTCCCATCCCGCGTCCATGATAACCGAGGATTCCACCCACCGCTTTCTCACTGATTTCTGCAAAACCATCACGGACTGGAACTCGGCGGCGGCAAATGGCTTTTATATGGGAAATGATGCTGCAAACGCCCCTTCAACAGGCTGGTATTTCGGCCGCGTTACCGCCCATAACGCCAACTACCTGTACCAGGAGGTATATCAGTTTACGGCAAGCGCGGACGCCAGGGCCGTTCCCAAATACATCCGCGTAAAATCAAACGGCGCCTGGGGATCCTGGTCCAATGTCACCGTTGCGGCGGCGGTTCCCTCCAACGCCAAATTTACGGATACCGTGTATACCCATCCCAACAGCGGCGCATCGGCCGGAACCTATAAAAGCGTAACCGTAAACGCCCAGGGCCATGTTACCGGCGGCACCAATCCCACCACTCTGGCCGGCTATGGCATTACGGATGCGGCCGGCAAGAATCACAACCATGATGGGACCTATCTTAAAAAGGGCGCCGTGACCTGGAATGACCTGAAAGGAAGCTGATTTAATGTATGGAAAAAATCAATATGGCCTGATACAGTACGCCAGGGACTCCACTTCAGACAGCGGGCAGACGGATTATTATGTTGACCTTAAGCGGTATGTGCCACCTTTCGTATATGAAAAGAAGGAAATGGACGCCTTGTATACGGCTCAAGGATACGAAGTGGGGCTGGCCCGGCATAACCTGGAGGACTTGGTGGACCAGTGTTTTGTCAGTACCGCAACTTGGGGTCTCATCCGCTGGGAAGAGGTGTTTGGAATTGCCACAAATATGTCCCTATCCTATGAGCAGCGACGGGAGATTATCATAGCCAAAATTAGAGGACAGGGAACCACCACAGCTGAGATGATTAGGAGCGTCGCAGAGGCCTTTACCGGAGGTGAGGTGGAAGTAATCGAGGATAGTCCTAATTACCATTTTATCGTCCGATTTGTTGGCGTGTATGGCATTCCGCGCAACATGCAGGCATTTATTTCCATATTGGAGGATATTAAGCCGGCCCATCTGTGGTACACGTTTGACTATAAATATGTGATTTGGAATGACTTGAAGCAGAAAACCTGGAATGACCTGCGGCCGTACACATGGGATGGCTTACGTATAGATGAGGTAACGCCGTATGTATCTTGGACTGGTCTGAGCGAGGAGGAATATACCTGGAACCGTTTGGCTGCCTATGGGTGGCTAAAAGTCAAAGAAATAGAGGAGGCAAAGAGAATATGCAATTAACACCTAATTTCCGGCTGCGGAAGCCGGATGGAACGGATCCTGTTGATGTTAAAGACCTTAATGACAATATGGATGTGCTGGACACTGAAGTAGCTAAAAAAATGGATAAGACCGGGGACGCCAGCAATGCCGTGGCAAAATTTAGCCAGGCCGGGTCCAGAACAAATTTAACGTCCGGAGAAAAACTTTCCTTATCCTTGGGGAAAGCTATGAAATGGTTTGCGGACCTGAAAACGGTCGCATTTTCCGGAAGCTATTCAGATTTGTCTGGAAAGCCCAGCATCCCTTCCGGGACTGCGGCGTCCTGTGGGGTAGCCAACAATGATACAACAACAGCTTCCGGATTTGTGGCAGACGCGAGGATTGTCAAGACGCACGGAGATGAAATAGATACGCTAAATCAGAATTTAACCGCCTTAAATGACAGCGGAGCTATCAAAGGCATGGATGCCAGGGAGGACGGAGTATACATTACATATTCCACTGGTGCTGATACAGTGACAAAAAAATTGGGTAGCCCCGAATATACATTAGGACATGCGGCCGACAGCAATAAGTCTCCGATAGATATCACAATTCCAGCTTGCGAAAATGCATTACTTGTAGTGGCTGCCAATAGTGGGGCTACGGTTGATATTAATGGAAACGTTTCAGCAGGTTCTGGAGAAATTAAGAGCCTTGGACTACATAATTTCAAAGGTAACACGACCATTAACATGGGGCTTTTCCAGGTTACTTCAAAGGCTGGATGCACGGTGACTTTTAGCATCCCCGCATACACCAACACCATGACGGTAATGTTTCTCTCCGCATAAAGCCCGCATTATAAGCTATTCAAAAGCCGCATAAACTAAATTCATTGCAACTCCAGAGCTTCGCGGCACAATGAAACCATTATCAGATATATACCCAATTGGAATATTAGTCGCCGTATTATCTGTTTCATTGGACAAAGGAAGATCGACTTCTTCAAAGACCGTATTGTAAGTTGCAAACAAAATTTTATCAACGCTGTATGATTCGTCGTATGCCGCTGTTCTGCGTGATTTATCGACACTATTAATACCATACACGAAGATTACTTTAGGTCTAAAACCCAAGTCGATTTTTGTGTAGTTGCTTACAGAAGTATTTAATTCACCACTACGAAAATGTGTCAATGGTGATTTAAAAGGGATTACTGTATCGGCACCTCCTGGGGGAATGAATCCAGGCTTACCATCGGGGGTATTGCCAAATCTATAACCGTTTAAATTCTGATTTACTGCAATAACTATTTTGTTAACAGGTCCTCTTTTGAGGGCTTATTTTTATATGTTTTTACCCGGCAAAAGACCGGGAGAAAGAGAGGAATTATGAGCAACACAATTTTAGTACTGGCAGATGCCACAGAAATCACTATGGAGGATAACTCCAATATGCACAACGTCATTGTCAAGTCTTCCACCAAGGCAGTTATGGCAGAAGCTTGGGAAAAATTTACCGATGCAAACCTGAAAGCAGTACAGCTCAAGATTGATGGCGTCGTATCGGGAAATTATGAGGACCTGGTACTGGTAGATGAAAAGTCCGTTGTGCAGGCGGACGGATCCGTTCTTACGGAATTTCACCTCCGCGAAAAAACGGACATTGAGAAGCTGCAGGAACTGGTGGCGGCTCAGAGCGCAGAAATTGCAGCGCTGAAAGAAGGCCAGGGAGTACAGGACGGCGCCATTGATGACCTTGGAGTGGTAACTTCCAGTCTCGCTGAAAAAGTAGAAGGAGGACAGGCGTAATGGGAAGATTTTATGGAGTTAAGATTTTAGCAGGAGAAAAAACGCTGGAAGAAGTTCCTAAACTTTGGAAGGCAGCCACGGAAAAGTGGCTGAGAGAGAATCAGTAATAGGAGGCACCGATGTGACGGACGAAGAAATCGCTATCAAGCTTACAGTCCTTGAACAGGAAACAAAATCCGCGAAGCATCGTCTGGATGACCTGGAAGTGCAAAATCAGGCCATCCAGAATCTGGCCCTGTCCGTCAAGGAGCTTACCATCAACATGACAAGGATGATGGAGGAGCAAGAAAAGCAGGGCCAGGACATTGATACCTTAAAAGCAGAGCCGGCAAAGCATTGGAAAGATTCCACGAAGGCTTTATTTAATGCCGCATTGGGAGCAATAGGAACGGCGCTGGGTGGGGGCATTATTTATTTGATTTGGATATCGATTCCAAAATGAAAAGGAGAAGAGAGATATGAAGAACAGGAACTGGAAAGAATGGATTAAGAGAGCAGGAGTAAGGGCAATTAAGACCGCAGCGCAGACCTTCGTGGCGTCTGTGGGGACAGCGGCTGTACTGGGGGCAGTAAATTGGCAGATGGTAGTGAGCGCCTCGGTGCTTTCAGGTATCTTATCCCTGGCTACGTCGGTAGCGGGCCTGCCTGAGCTGCCGGAACCGGAGGGGGAGTAATCCCCTTCCTTTCTATTATTAGCAGACAAAGGAGATTATTATGTGGAAAGGAATAGATGTAAGTAGCAATCAGGGTACAATTAATTGGGGGGCGGTCAAGGCCGCAGGCTGCGATTTCGCAATCCTCAGGAGTACCATAAAATCTGGAAAGCCAGACAAGCAGTTTGCTGTTAACGTAGCCGGCTGCCGGGCACAGGGAATACCTATGGAAGTCTACAAATACACCTACGCCCTGACCCCGACACAGGCAGTAGATGAGGCTCAACAGGTAGTGTCCCTGTTGCGCTCTCACGGCCTCACCTGCCGTGTTTGGTGGGACGTAGAGGACAATTCTCTTCGCACTCTTAATCGTGGCGTGCTGACAGGCCTGATACAGTCTGCGGCGGATGTTATTATCGGCGCTGGTTACGATTTTGGAATTTACACGGGAAAGTCGTTTTATGAGGAAAGGGTATTTGACACCACGGCTTTTGATTGTCCGTTTTGGATGGCACGATACCCGATGCGCAGGGAATATGCCCTGACAGACGACCCGCCAGCGGATAAGTACAAGCCGACAGTCACGCAGCCGCTGGTAGATTGGCAATATACCAGCAATGGCCGGGTGGATGGCATCGCAGGGCCGGTAGACCTTAATATCTGTTATGCCCCTTTCTGGGAGACACAGGCCCCGGAATACTACCTGCAGGATGTCTGGCACGGGACAAGCATTGCGCGCGCTCTGGAGAGCATCGGAGAGGATGGATCCTACCAGCATCGGGCGCAGATAGCGGCGGCGAATGGTATTACTGATTATGCTGGCACGGCAGTTCAGAATACTCACATGCTTAATCTGTTAAGGACTGGACAGCTCCAGAAGGCATAGTCGAAAGAAAAAGCTCCAGCGTTATCGGAACACCGGAGCTTTGTGTAAAATCCATGATTTGTACAAAATCGTTGCATTACGGACATTGTAAAAAATTCCGCCGAGATTCACGTTCTTATAACAGCCTTTACAGTGCTGCATTCCTATCCAGTAGGCATAAGGAAAGAAATAGAAACCCATCAGGAACATGATGCACAACGGGACAACAGAAATTAATGCAATTGCGATGCAAATAAAATAGATAATGTAAGTCATATAAAATCACTTCCTTTGACACAAATATAGCATGCAAAACGATAAAGAACAATGGGAATTGACAAACACGCTCTTTTTTTGCTGATGGAGTATATTTATGACAGCTTATGAGCATCGACACAAATCAGAATTTATATCTACTTAATGGGCGCGATAAAGTAATTGATTCAGTCGTTGTTGTTCCTTTTCCGGCAATGCTGTCTGTCAAATAATCCCATGTGGATAGTAAGTTCCCTAAATTCTGATTTCTAATATTATATGTTCCTATGAAATAGATATTTATACACGATATTGGGACCATAATATCTGTTATTACCTATTTATAATGCGCAGAAAAAAGGATGTCGCTTTTTATCAGAAAAAAATACAATATACATTAAATATACAAATCGTCCAAAGAGGCATAAAAATCGGCATCCTTTAATAAGATTAAAGTAGTTAAGATGAAATAGCAGAAAGCAACAAATGGCTTAAAACGGGCATTTTATATCGAACAAATATTCGATAAAATACCCGTTTTTTAAACTAAAATATACACACAATATACACACAATATACAAATTATTTATACCTTAATTTTATTGATTTCCAATAGCAATCGCTGGGGCAGAATATGAGTGTATACGCCGTCTGTTATGTCGGTGACACGATGGCCGAGAATCAGCTTACGGCATAGGTCATCACACTTTGCATCCTTCATAAGAGTGGCGCATGTGTGCCGTGTATCGTGCATGGTATGTTCCATCCCTTTCGACTCCAGGAAGGGTTTAAGGTGGACATCATTGAAATGCGCATAGGTGAATGGCTTGCCCTCATCCATAATAAGGTACTCATTTTCAGGATTATAGAATTGTTTAATGATGGGGTATATTTTATTATGGATTGGCACTATACGGTTTTTGCCCGCATCTGTTTTATTTCCTCCGCCCATGTAGCGGTCCTTTAAATTTACGTCAGCGGTTTTTATCCGCAGTAATTCCATAACCCTGTACCCGGTGTAGATATAGATCAGGAGCTGCCGGGATATCTCAGATTCATCCGCCCAAAGAGCTGCGATTTCATCAGGAGTGAATACTTTATGCTTCTGAGCCTTTTCCCTGGCTGACGCCCGGATGATGAATTGTGAAATGTCCTTTTCCACATATTCGTGCTTCATGGCATATTTGTACATGTGATGGAGCAGCGTTATGGGCTTTGTAATTGTAGAATCGGACATGCCGTCCAGCTTGTCTATTTCTGTCTGCAGGTCCTTTATTTTGAGGTACGCAAACTTCTTATCATGCAAGGCAGAAAGCTGGTTAAAAGCGCAGATATATGATTCATGTGTTTTCTGGCTAACACTTTTATACCTTTCATATTCGGTGATCCATTCGTCGAAAACTGTGCGAAAGATGATGTCTGATATCGGCCGATTGTCGTGAGTTAATTTCCCCTCATTATATTGTGCGAGAAAAATGTTGGCCGACTTCTTATCTTCGAAATAGCCCAAATAATCATACAAGGGGGTACCATTCTTTTTGTAGCCCTTGATTTTCCGGACGGCATAGGGCCGGCGCCTTTTTCCGGATAACTTTATGATACCTCCGTATCCTCCTGGTAGTTTCATAGTGCAACCTCCTTTTTGAGTATAAAAAATACACCTGTACAGGTGCCGGAGGTTTGTGGTAAAATATTCTTGTCACGGATTACTTTACCGGCTCCGGCCTGTACAGTATTCAATTTTTCCGCTCTGGCGTTGGCGCGCTGGGGCGGATTTCAAAATTGACAAATCAAATCGATTGACATATAATATACTTAACAAGACAGCCGGAAAGGTAGGTGCAAGCTACCCGTCCTGGCGAATATCGGTACTAAAAAATAGCGCCTTACTTTACCAGAGCAGGGGCGCTATTTTTTATGTGCTAAAACGAGAGTAACAATTGCACAAATCATAATTACAAAAGTGAACAAATCGCTATATGTAACCATATACACCACTCCTTCCTGCAAGACTCAGGACGGGTGGCCAGCGCTCCTCCGGCTGCCCGGGTAAGTATATTATATTGTCAAGGTGCATAAAAAGCTCTGAGGTTGGGGCGGTTTTGTTTATTTGCCTACAGTAAGAATATAGGTATTCCCCTTTTTCTCTGCGTTTACTTTACCCTCACTTCTTAAATCTCTTAGGACCATGCGAATATAATCTTTCTCATAATTAGGAAGGTATTCATAAATATTTTTTTGTAAGATGCCGTTATTTTTAGATATAACATCTATAATTTCAGGCATTACCGTATATAATATCTTTTTTCTTTCATTCAAAGCCTTTTTTATCTCAGAATCATAAGAGAAGCAAGGATTATTAGAATTATGCAAGTATTCCCAATTATTTTGAAAATAAAGTATTCCACCTTGCCCTTTTGAATAGCAAAACCTTTTGAACTTATAAAAAAATTCTAAAGTGTTTTCGAGCTTCTGTATACTCTCATGATAATCACAAGTGTCAAGAGCATCACTGTAACTATGCAGTAATTGTTTTTCCAATAAAGAAATTTCTTTTTCATATTGCTGTTCAAAATCAAAAGATAACTCTTCCTCTTGATCAGTGCGATGGAATTTAGGGTTATTGCTATTCTCTTCATATTCTAATGCTCTTTCATAACCCACTTGCATAAGATAGGGAATTTCTTCATCGGTAATTTCTTTTCCATCAGCCCTGACAATTACATTTCCTAGCTCAATATATTCATCGGCAATATATTTCTCTGCAACTGGCTCGGTATAATCACCAGCAATATTTTTTTGTGTAACAGTTTCACTATTCGATATTGTTTCTTCATTTCCTTTTTTCCTCAGTAATAAAAAGGTAATAATAAGGAAAGATACAGTATAAGCAATTGTAAAAATTTTATTTCCAACAGTATAATTTTTAAAGTTAATTATAAATCCAACATCAAAAAATAAAAGAATTCCAATAGCAATTTTTTTCCACATTGATTTTACCTATAATTAATTATTCAACAGTTACTCTGTTTTTAGTTTCCGCAGCTAAAACTTTTATACAAATACTACGCTATCATGTCAAAGACTGCCAATGTCGGTTCAAAATAAATAATGCAATTATCCAGAATGGTATACTGCCCAAATTTTGAATGGAAGTAGACCAGCGCATCTTGCAGAAAGTCCTCTGTTACTTCTAAAGTATCTGCCATTTCGTAAAGATTCCGGCAGCCGTCATGGTAGGCTTTAATTATTCCCCTTAGACCCACTCGGTCGTTATATGCCCAAATTTTCCCCTTCATTTCTTGCTTCTCATTATTAGGAAGATTTTGGTTCAGGATGTCACCGGTTCCTGTGAAATGGTGTCCAAGTTCCTCGGATGTTGCGCAAGCTTTTCCAACAGTCAGCATATCTCTACGAATAAAAATGGTATCATTCATTATTCGTCCATTTCTTCCTTTGAAATCCATCTCAATGATGGATATACCTAATTGGTCAGCTCTATCTATTAGTTCTTCATAATTATTCATATTAGCACCTCCTCAGCCAGTATATTAATAATGGTGTCCTATAAATTGGACTTATCTTTTTTGGCAAAATATTCCTGAATGAGGTTTTCATCATGGTCAATGTCTTCCTGCGTAACTGGCTTGTCAGTTCTGGTCTGGGCAGCATTGACTTTAAGATAATCGGCTTCCGGCTCCTGAACAGCGGATGGGAAGGACTGAATATCGGCATCAGTGTATTTTTTGTCCAGAGTAAGAAGCCTCACCTGTTCTGTGGCGGTTTGCTTACCTAAGGTATTCAACTGTTCATAATAAAACATGATATCTATTTTTCTTTCAATTACCTCAGAGTCAAATTCCTCGTCCCATCCCATAAGATAAGCCGGACTTGTACCTAGGGCTTCAGCAACCTTCAGTATTTTATCACGTTTCATATTAGCGATAATCCCATTTTCCCATTTACGTACAGTACTTTTTCCTACACCTATTTTATTACCCAATTCTTCAAGAGTCATGTTGTTTTGTAATCGTAACAGACGAATTTTTTCTCCCATATCCATAGTTTTTACCGCCTTTATTTTTATGAGATTACTATATCATAAATGTGTCTTTTACGCAACATACAAATATAAATTCAATAAAAAAGTGTCCTAAAAGACAAAAAACTATTGACATCCTAAAGTTATCATGCTATGGTTGTAGTGTCCTAAAAGACACGAGAGAGGAGGTGAACGAAAGTTGAACAGATATAAATTGGAATATGAAATGAAGTCAAGGGGTATCACCATTGAAAAACTTTGTTCCGATATCGGTATGAGTCGTTCTGCTTTCTATAGGAAATGCAAAGGCTTATCAGAGTTTACTCAGAAAGAAATTCAGACAATTGTAGATTATCTAGGTTTGATATCACCAATGGGAATTTTTTTTGAAGAAAAAGTGTCCCATAAGACACTGAGAGGAAAAATGGAATAGCATTACAACTGTCCAATAAGACGGACATACGTTTACATTTGACATCTAAATTATAGAACGTTTGTTCGGGAGAATCAATAGTAAATTCTTGTAAAGGTGGTGAGAATGATGGAAAAGAAAATTAGTGAAATGACGGAAAAAGAGATTCTCCGCCAGCAGCTGGAACTGCTGGCCCAAGAATCACAAAATTGTACAGAAGAGTTGTTACCTCATTTGAGCGTGGCTATGTGCCAGATCTACGATTTACTCAAATGAGAAATTTTTCTTCTGTTTCCGCTTTTCCTTGCAATGCTCATTTATTCTATCGTAAGTTTCATCATATTTATCCAAAAGTTCTTCGGGTGTAAGTGTGGATAAATCCTGTTTTTCAAGATAAAGCATTGCTAAAGCAGATATCTTGCTGGTAGGAAAAGTACTTAACGAAACATCAGACATAAGTATCTCCTTTCTTTCATACTCGGTCGCTGCAACGACCTGTGCTCTAATTATAGAAAGGATGGAAAAAATTTACAAGGAGAAAAGTTTATGAACGATTTAAGAAAGTCAACTATTACCACATTGGAAGTGGCGGAAATGATGGAAGTACCGCACTCAGACCTTCTGAAAAAGTTGGAAGGCCGCAAAGATAGAAAAGGATATATTCAGATTTTGAACGAAGGACAAATGTCCGTGGTTGATTATTTTGTGAAATCATCCTATTTAGATGCCAAAGGGGAAGAGCGTCCGTGCTATGAGGTGACAAAACTCGGCTGTGACTTCCTGGCAAATAAATCAACCGGAGAAAAAGGCGTGCTGTTTACGGCAAGGTATGTGAAGCGCTTCTATGAAATGGAGAATAGCATAATTGATTATCATATCGATGCTGCCACCCTCAAAGGAATTGCTGGTGCGGGTAATCTGATCAGGAGTGCCATGCGTGACCAGGGCGCAAAGCCTTACAAAGTGGCCGTGGTGCTGGATTCATTATTTAAACAGAGCGGCCTTTCCCTTCCCTCTGATTTTATCGTCATCCCGGAATACGAACAGGCTGAACTATCAGACTTTCTGAAATAGAAGTCAACAATCCGAAGCTGGATGACAGAGAAAGGAGGCACTCAGATGCGTGAATGGACAAGAATAACCGTCCACCAGGCTGCCAAGAAACTGGGCATCAGCGACCAGGCTGTCCGCGTACAGATGCAGTGCGGCGATATGAAAATCGGTAAGATTATACCAGGGGAGCGCGGTCACAACACCTATGTGATATACGACGAATTGGTGGACCGTGAAGTGGCACGAATGCAGGAAAGGGAAAGAGGTGAAATCCGCACGCAGGAAAATTTCACTGCTGAAGCAAGAGTTTTCAAGGACGGCAGAGTAATAACCAGAGTACGGCCGGTAGAACCCGAAGACAAGCAGGGTTACAAGGAAACACAGTTCTGTATCATCTGGATAGACCTTTTCGAATCGGCCGAAGAGGCCGAAGAATTTCTTTTACAATACAAATAGGAGGAATTACCTATGACGAAAGCATACAAAATTTATATGACAAAGTCCCCTGAGGTCGCTCGTTTACTGGGAGAGGCACATAAGGACAAGCTGGGGAAGGATGGAGTTACATCAGTAGGAACTGGTGCTGCCAATGAAAAATGCGCCTTTATACCTCAAATTTATTTCGGCTCCGAGTACTTTTATTGTGCAGTGGTAAGGGAATCTGATAACCCAAGTTATGAACTTATTTTTGCATAGGGGGAGAAAACATGAATAAAACAGAACGCCTGGAACTGGAAAATAAGATTCTCAGGGACATGCTGTCGGACATCCAGGAATCCGTTCAGAAACTGGATAAGGCCTCAACAGCTACCAGCGAAGAACATATTCGAGAGACATACCGGATGATAGGATGCATCAGACATATTACAGGTAGCTTCAACGACCGGATGTCCGCGGAGAAATACCGCCGGGGAAATTCCGAGGGAGGACAGGTATGAGAGTTATCCAGGCAATATCCTTCCTGACCTTGATGCTGGGAGCCGGCGGGATAGAAAACCAAAACGGAGATTATCAGCCGATAGCCATAAGAATGACGATAGTTGCTCTTGTGATAGCGCTGATAGCTTCCAGAAAGGAAAAGGCATGGATGAGACATTGAAGGAACTGAAATCTATGAGAGATTTCTTTCTCACAGCGATTGAAGGAAGCAAGCGGAACATTGAAATGCGGCAGAAGAATGTAGATGCACTTAATGTGGCGATTACAGAACTTGAAAAGGCACAGAAAATAGAAAATGCTCCGGCCTGCGGCAACAGGACACGGAGCAATAAATAATATCTCAACCTCATTATAGCACGGAGGGAAAAGTAAATGCAATTTATATTTTGTAATGATAATACCTGCCGCCATAACGTAAACGGGGTGTGCATGAGTCCTGAGTTACATATAGGCACAGAGCAAACCGGTGTTGAGCAAGGCAGAGCAAAGATTTTCAGTGTTTGCCGTGACTATGCGGTGAAGGGAAATAAAGATGCCGGAACAGATTGAAAACATGATGGTCCTGGATGAGTGGTGGGACTGGAAAGAAGAGCCCGAAGAGCGGGAGTACTTTCACCCAAACCACGAACGGGTAATAAATGAGAGACATGCCTTTGAAGAGGCTGAAATGGAGGATATTTATGAGCACATTATATGAAATAACTGGTCAGTATCTGCAGTTACTTGAAATGCTGGAAGAAGAGGATAACCTTGAAGAGCAGGTGGTTAAGGATACCCTGGAAGGGATTGACGGGGAGTTAGAGATTAAAGCTGATGGATACGCCAGAATTATCCGTGAACTTGATGCAGAGGCGGTTAAATATGAAGAGGAAAAGAAGCGGCTGGAGGAACGCGGCAACACTTTACGTAACAGGAGCCGTATTCTTAAGGAGTATCTGTATAACTCCATGAAACTGACTGGCAAAACAAAATTTAAGACGAATCTGTTCAGTTTTGGGATACAGAAAAATGGAGGGCTGCAGCCGATGGAGATTGTCCCTGATGTGATAATCCCGGATGAATACCTGAAAAAGGAGCCGGATAACACAAAAATCAGGGAAGCAATCAAGGAAGGAAAGTCATTGCCTTTTGCAGTCTTAAAGGAACGCGGAGACCATTTAGTTATCAGGTGACATTGAGACATAGGATGCTTTAATAACGGAGAGACAGGAGGGTTAAGATGGCGAATGTGATTAAGGTAAAAAAGCCACAAATTTCGATTACGCCTGGTCGGAATTCCGGTGTAATCCGGATAGATTCGAAAGCAGCCGGGATACTACAGGAACTGGCATATAATGCCCGAATGAGTATAGCAGAAATGGCTTCCAACCTGATTAAGTATGCGGCGGACAACACCGTAATAGAAATGGAGGAATAACATGGCTCATGTAATCTGCATTGCCGGAGAATCCGGTACTGGAAAAACGACTTCTATGAGAAATTTAGATCCGAAGACAACATTGTATATTGACTGCGACAAGAAAGGGCTGTCTTGGAAAGGATGGAAAACACAGTTTAATCCGGAAAATAAGAATTACCTACGCACGGATTTCCCGCAGTTAGCGCTTCAGGCACTGAGGAAAGTCAATGAACAGGAGAATATGCAGCACATAAAAGTTGTGGTTATAGACACAATTAACGGCCTAATGGTGGCGGATGAAATGCGCAGGTGTAAAGAAAAGGGTTATGACAAATGGCAGGATTTAGCCCAGAGTATCTATGACCTGATAGACTATTCCCTTACTATGAGGGATGATGTGACTATTGTTTTTATAGCTCATACTCAAACGGACCATGATGAGAATGGATATATGTTTACCCGCATTAAGACCTCAGGGAGAAAACTGGACAAGATAACACTGGAAAGCAAATTTTCTACTGTCCTGCTCAGTAAGTGCGTGGATGGTCGGTACGTCTTTGAAACGCAAGCAAACCTTTCCACAGCAAAAAGCCCTATGGGGGCATTTTCGGAGAAAGAAATCGATAATGACATTGTGTCCGTAATTGCGGCCCTGGAAGAATATTAGGAGGATTTGGAAATGAAACAGTTAAATGGTTATGCGCAGGCTCAGGCATACTCAGATAGTGAAAGGCTGCCGGTTGGGGGATATGTGCTGAAAATCATGGATGTAAAGTATCAGGAGAATGAATGGGGCGATGTAATCATTCTTTCATTCGATATTGAAGAAGGGGAGCAAAAAGGCTTTTTTGCTGCAAACTACAAGGCCCAGACAGGAGAAGATAAACGGTGGAAAGGTACATACAGGCTTCGGGTGCCAAAAGATGATGGCAGTGAGCAGGATGAGTGGACAATGCGCCGGTTTAAAACTGTTGTTGCAGCATTTGAAGAATCTAATGCCGGATATCACTGGAATTGGGATGAGCAGACATTTAAAGGCAAGGTGATAGGTGCCCTATTTAATAATAAAGAATATGATTTTGACGGCAGACATGGATTCTATACGAACTGCCACAGCCTGGTAAAGGCTGAAAAAATACGCTCCGGAAAATTTGAAGTCCCGGCGGATACCCTTCTAAAGGCGCAGAATGGTAGTAGGAGTTCTGCACTGGTGGGGGATGGCTTCATGAATATCCCGGACGGGATTGATGAAGAACTGCCTTTTTAGGAGGGATGACGTGAACCATTTTGAGATTGAGGGCTGCCTGCGGTCTATGGTAGTGCTGGTGGATACCAGGGAACAAGATACAAAACGGGCCAGGGAGCGCTACAGTCGCTTTCCCTGTGCCCATGTCCACCAGGCGTTGTCTTATGGAGACTATGCTTACAACTTCCTCCTTCCGGACGGCAGGCAGTTCATGGAGTATTCTGACCATGAAATAGAGGTACCGCTGGCGGTGGAACGGAAGATGGACCTGGATGAACTGGCCGGGTGCTTCACCCGGTCAAGGGAACGGTTTGAGGCAGAGTTCATACGCGCCGGAAATAACGGTGCCCGTATTTACCTGCTGGTGGAAAATGCTTCCTGGGAGAAACTTATAGCAGGAAAATACCGCAGCAAATATAATCCGGCGGCTTTCCTGGCTTCCATCCTGGCATGGCAGATTCGCTATAATCTACAGCTGATTATGTGCAAAGAGGAAACCACTCCGGTGCTGATCTATGAGATTTTAAAACGGGATTTAAAGGAGCGGCTGGAGCGCGGAGAGTTTGATATATGTATAGGGGAAACGGGATGACAAAGGAAGAGATTAAGGACAGCGTTTCAATGAAGGAAGTCATCCAGCGCTACGGGTTACCGGAGCCAAATAGAGCGGGATTTATATCCTGCCCGTTCCACAAGGGCGATAGGCAGCCGTCTATGAGAATATATGAACAGGATTACCATTGCTTTGCCTGCGGGGAGAATGGGGATATATTCACTTTTGTACAGCAGATGGAGGATGTTCCATTTAAAGAAGCTTTCCTGTCCCTTGGAGGGACGTACCCGGAAAGGGAAGAACCCTCCTTCAGCCGGCGCCTGCGGGCTTACAGAAGGCAGAAACAAAAAGAGGCTGCACTGCGCAGGAAGGCACAGGAGCAGTGGGAGAAGCAGCAGCTTATCCGCCAGAGTAATGATTTGTGGTGGTGCCTGCGGCTATATCCTCCGCTGTCAGATCCTTGGTGTGAGGCATACAATGCCTGGCAGAAAGCGGTTTATAGGCTTGAGTATTTGAATGAGAAGAGGTGATGCCAGGTGAAAGAAATTAACTCCATGACTGCGGAGGATGTATATTCAGATGCAGTGCTGGATGAAGTTTTCTCGGATGAAGACGAAATCCATAAGTCGAGGGTGCTACTGACATTAGAAGACCGGGCCGCAGAGCTTGGAGTGAAAACAAAGTTCGGGAAAATGGTAACAGCATACAAGAAAATGGAACGGCAACTCCAGCAGGCAGCGAGGAGCAAGCCGGTTTCCTCCCTGGATAACTGGACGAATTTCTCCGGCCCCTACGACAACATGTTCTGCGGCTCCTGGATAGCCCGGGAGGACGGTATCTATGTACAGAATACCGGAACCATGGATGTGGTTGCCTGTTACCATCCAATCCTGCCTATTGAGCGTCTGAAGAACCTGGAGACGGGAGAAGAGCAGCTGAAGATTGCATTTAAGCGGAATGGCCGCTGGGAGGAAATTATCGTACCCAAAACCCTGGTAACCTCCGCCAATAAAATAGTGGCGCTGTCCGGCCGCGGGATTGCTGTAACAAGCGAAAATGCCCGGCTCCTGGTCCGGTATTTATCGGACGTGGAGAATGCAAACAGCGAGTCAATAGCCGTTCAGTATTCCAGTTCAAAGCTGGGGTGGATAAAGGGGGACTTTATTCCTTACGATACAGACATCATTTTCGATGGGGACAGCCGTTTTAAACAGATTTTTGAAAGTATCCAGGAACACGGGAGCCGCGACCGTTGGTATGACCATGTGCGTGAGCTGCGCGCCTCAGGGCGCATTGAAATCAAGTTCATGCTGGCGGCTTCCTTCGCAAGCGTCCTTCTTTCAATCCTGGGAGGCCTTCCTTTTTTTGTAGATTTGTGGGGAGAAACGGAGGGCGGAAAGACAGTGAGCCTGATGCTGGCCTGTTCTGTGTGGGCTAACCCGGATGAGAGCAGCTACATAGGGGATTTCAAGTCAACGGATGTGGCCCTGGAAGCCCGTGCAGATGTGCTGAATAACCTGCCGATGATGCTGGATGATACCAGCAAAACATCAGCCAGAATCAGAGATAACTTTGAAGGCGTAGTGTATGACTTGTGCTCCGGAAAAGGAAAAAGCCGGTCGGATAAGGAAATCGGCATCCGCCGGGAGAACCGCTGGCGGAATGTCATCCTGACAAATGGGGAGCGGCCGCTGATGTCCTATGTAAGCCAGGGAGGCGCCATAAATAGAATCCTTGAACTGGAATGCGGGGAAAGGGTTTATCAGAATCCTCAGCTGACAGCAGACATCCTGAAAAAGCATTATGGATTTGCCGGGAAAGATTTTGTTGAGGTGGTGAAAAAGCTGGGACATGATGCAATCCGGGAAATACAGGCGGACATCCAGAAACAGCTGCAGGATGATGAAAAGATGCAGAAGCAGAGCATATCTTTGTCTATAGTCCTTACAGCGGACCGGATTGTGACGGATTACCTCTTTCAGGATGGACAGTATATACCGCTGGAAGATGCGAAAAAGGTTCTGATAAACCGGGAGGAATTGAGCGAGAACGAACGTGCTTATGATTTTATTTTGAGTGAAGTTGAGGTAAATATCAATAAATTCAAGCCGGACTCCTTCACCGGGGATTATAAGGGAGAGGTGTGGGGATGTATTGAGAAGGGGTATGCTATCATACTGAACAATGCCTTTGCCCGCATTTGTGAGAAGGGGAATTTCTCCGGGAAATCTTTCCTGAGCTGGGCAGCAAGGAACGGGTTGGTTGCTCAACAGGGAGGGAAGAACTATAAGAATAAGAAGTTTTATGGTAAGGCGATCCGGTGCGTATGGCTGAAAATGCCGGAGGATGATTTTGAGGAGGTTTCCGAGGATGAAGAACTGCCGTTTAAGTAAGAGGTTACACCAAGTTACACGGTCGGTTACACCTTTTCAAAAACCGGAAAGCCGTATAAACACTGGGTTTCTGGGGACAAGTTACACCGTTACACCAGTTACACCCAAAAACTCACAATATATATACAGAAATATAAAAATATAAAATTTATTAAAAAA